TACCATTTTCTGTTAATACAGCTGGTGTATCACAATCTTTCATACAACACTGCTTAGCTGGATCACCATACATATCTAATTCCATTCATTTATTTCTTCTTCTGCTTTAATAATTGCTTGTCCGATTTCGGTAACGATTTGTGGTACGATTGAGTTTCCAAGTGCTTTAATTCTGTTGGCTCTATCTGGGTGTGATTCATATTGTAACCCATGAGGAACTCCACAAAGTTCGGATTGAGTTTGCCACCAGCTTTTCTTGCTTGTGCTTC